AGGCTGTCAATAGCCCCGTTGAGAGCGTCTGTGTAAGCCATTAGGCGCAGGCAGGCCTGTCGATGCCCAGCAACTGTTTAACGATCGGTGTGAGGCTCTGCTGAGGCGCTGTGCCCATTCCGTCAAAGGATGCAAAAGTGTTTTCAAGCGAGCCACGGCTGCGCCAGAGGGCCGCGCAGTACATCAGTGTGCCTAACGTCTGGTCGCCACCTGGGCTGGTCACGAGACTGTCAATGTAGCCAGCCTCTTGACGGCGACGATATGCGAAGTTGTTTCCAGCGGATACGGCCTGAGTGATCAGAGTAAAATCGTCCGATGGGTCTGTGATCTGCACGCCAAGGTAAGTGACAAGCTGCGCGCCAGTCACCCATGTGCAGGTCTGCGTGTAAGTGACTGTGCCGGTGGCAGCAACACGCTCGACATCGGCTGCAACTTTTGTGTACAGCACTTGATTAGCAATTGGTATCTCAATGTCATAAAGCAGATCGCCCTCAGTGTCTATACCGATGTACAGATACTGGGGCAATGCTCGAACAGTGTAAGTGCCGTTAAATGTTGCATCTACTGAAGCAACAGTAATGGACTGACCGACTGCGATCTCTGTGGGGGTTAGAGATTGCAGTACGGCGTAGTTGTCCAGTAGATACTTTTGTGTGACGCTGTAAACAGCCATGAGCGGGTGCTCCGCTCTCGACTAGGCGATCGTGATCGACTGAATGAAACTGGACTTGGCAACAAAGGTTGCAAAGTACTGGTGGATTGAGAGCGTGCGACCCAAGGTTGATGGGTTCTCGAAGCTCTGCAAAGAAGCGCCAGATTCGTAGATCTCGAAGCCCGGGGCATACACAACGAGCATGGTTCCTACAGCGAAGTTGTTGTCAACTACAAGGTCAAGACCAAACACATCCATTGCGTTATATGCAAGACCGCCTACGCGACCAATGCTGTTCTGACCGATCACGCCATTTGTGGTGTAACCAAGTACAGGTCGCTTTGAGCCGTCAAGTTGCTGACCTAATTTTTGCCAAACATCTGGTGACACGCACAAGTGAGTTGGGAAGTAGTTGCTGTCTTCTGTAATTTCGCGCGCTGCGTCATACAACGATTCAATCAAAGATGATGGATCGTTAGCTGTAACTGTCCAAGTTGAACCTGATGCAGTCTTACCAGCGACAAGTGCATCTGCTGCAATGTCGTCAGTTTTGATGAGCACTTCGCCTGCGAGGTCATTCAATACCAATTGCAGCGCGGCTGGATCTGTGAAGTCAATGTCCTGAATTGACAAGGTGACTTGACCAGCAACTGTTGCCTTGGTAACAGTGTTTGCAGCGATAACCATTGTGGTTGCCGATACTGCGTCGAGCTGATTTGTCTGCACTGCGGCTGAGGTATGTGTCGTAATGGTAGGTCGTACGAATTGACGCGAAGTTGTTGATGGCATCGCCCTTGCGCCAAATGCACTAACTACTGGGCGCACGAAGTTCAGATCTTGGAAGAGAGGCCCGAGCACTGGAATGTTCAAGAGGCCCGGGGTGTCGCCCGTGACAATGTCGCCAGCTGCTGCTTGCAGTGCTGTTTGACCGCGACGCTGTGCTTGCTTAAATGCGTCACTAACTTTGTTGTATGTGTCGCCACCGATGTGATAAGCGGCAAGTACTTCTGCTGCTGATGGCATCGCAAATTCGCGACGCGGTTGTGCTGGGATCAAAGCGGTTGGGATGCTTGCTTCGACTACTGGGACGATTACTTCTGACATGGGTTCTGTCTCCTCTGTGGGTTCTTGTATTTCATTATTGTCGGTCTCTTCGGGTTCGTGGTGGATACTGGCAGCAATGTCTGTGATGACTGCGCCAGCGAAGGCTGGTACTGGAACCATTGACAACTCAATCCAGTCAGCAGCCAGGACGGTGATTGAGCCGTCTTTGTTTGCGCGGGTTTTTGTTGGGTTTACGCCTACCGATACCGAGTCCAGCACACCGTCAAGGGCCAGCTGCAAAGCGTCATCGCCAGCAGCGGTCTTGCTGATTTTGGCAGTAAACATCATGCCCTCCTCATCGTCGTAACGGGCCGTAACCAAGCCGATCGCCGAGGTGCTGTCATGGTTCATGTACAGACGTGGTGCTTTGCCATCGACTGGCAAGCTGCCGCGCTCAAAAATGACCTCTGTGCCGTCGGCGACGGTCGCTGCTACGCCGTAAGGGACGGCAATACCTGTGATCGTTCTAGTCGGTGTGCCATCGCTGGCGGTTGCGTCAATGCTGACACTGGTTGCTGTAAATCTAATCATCGGTTTGCTAACTCCTCTTGAGTGTTTTCTTGTGGTTCATCTGCTTGATCTGCTAAATAGTTTTCGGCAAGATAATTTTCTGCGTCAAACTCGACGTAAGTGCCGATCGGCAAAATGCTGTTCATGCTAAATGCTTCGGCGATTGCTTCGGCGTAAAGTTTGACACCAAAGATGTAAAGGTCTGCGCGCGCTTGCTGCGATGACTGGTAGGAATATGATCCGGTCGATACGCCAACTAGGTACGGTGGCACATTGCCAAGACGCGCCATTTCTAACGCGCTGTAGTTAGCGGATTCAATGAGCAGCATTTTGTCTGGTGACATTGTTGTTGCTTCGTAAGATAGAAACTCGTTTAGCGCAGCGGTTTGGTTAGTTGCTCGAGCAGCGTTAAATGCTGCAGCAAGGTCTGCGAGTTCTTGTGCGCTTAGTGGTTCGCCACCAGTTTGCTTAAGGATGCCAGCAGGAATTGACGAGGATGCATTGCGATTTCGCGCGGCCTCAATTTTCAGTGCGGTCTCTACTGCTGACACGCTTGTGTAAACAAGTCCCGTGGTCGGTGACAAGATTTGCAATAAATCTCGTGTGTCAAGTTCTACGCCGTTGAAGTAGACCTGATTACTTGGCGCAAACCAGACAGGCCCGGTCTGATCGGTAGTCGTAATAGAGCCGACTGGTAGCCGTTGATAGGACGCTGGAAAGCCGTCAGCCGTCCTTGATGTGATGTGGATGATGCTCCGACCAAACATGTAAAGGTCATCAAATACCCAGCTAAAGAAATGGGCGTAGGTATTTTGGGGATCGGGTTGACGCATCCATGATCTTGGCGCAATGTAATTTTTGACCATGCGCTCGCCGTCCCAGCTCATGTTGTAAGCGCGCAATGGCATGCAGCCAATTACTGAGGCCAGCAAGTCGCGGCAGCGTGACACCGCTGGAATGGTCATCAGCAAATTACGCTGTTCACCTTCGCGCCACGAATAATACTGATTGAACACATTGGCCGCGCTGTTTTGATTGCCGTAAATGTTTGATCCGACAGCTGCGGTTTTTGCAGGCGCTGGACTGATGGCGGCCTTGCTCACTTTGCGATCAAATAATCCCATGCCACAACATTACAGATGCAAGCGCTGTGATGGTGGCACTCGATCGGCCTATCAGTTCCCGACGAAAGGCTAGGTACTTCGACCGAGTGCCAACGGTATGTTACTGATTTACAGTGACCAGCATCGGCTTACCCGACACAGATGGCCTTGAGCAAAGAGCTGCTGCCCAGATCATGCACCTGCACAACTCAATCGGGCCGGGTGATCGCTGCGAACTGACGGCGACAGAGCCTTGCGATCGGACGGCAACGGCGCGCTGGACATGCTCAGCCAACTGGGTTGAGCCGTCATGTAACAGCATTTTTTCTGCTATTAGGTTTCTTACAGTAGGGGTGTATTTCAGTATTTCGCCGTAGCCGACGATTACCTTTTTGGTCTCTAAATGGCGAGGCCACTGAATGTCGATGCTGGGCGAGATAGCAAACTTGCAGCCGTCAGCGGTCAGGCGGTCAACCTCAAGCAAGAGAGCTGCAAAACTGTCTACGACAAAAGCGACGGTAACGACAATGCGGCGATCGAGCAGGGCCACGGCGCGCAGACCAAAATAGCGGCTGTCATCCATGCTGGTTTCAATAGCAACGATGCCGCCTTTTGGTATGTCGCCTTCATGCTCAAGTGCAGGCCAGATACCCGGCGGTATCCAGCCCCGATCAGAAGCGACCCAAAGATTTACTGATGCCCGTAAGAATTGGGCGCGGTCAGGGTTCTGAGACTCGGCCTCGATCGTTGACAGTTCCAATGTGTGACCGAGCGCAGGGTTTGCATAAGCCCAAGCAACTGGTGTCATCGGGTCAGCATCTGGTGGCGGCGACCATTCTGCAAAGTACAGCGACGATCGCTCGCCTCGATCTATAGCGCGCAAGCCCTGTTCACGCCAACGCAAAAATGCGGTACTGGCTTCCGTCCCACTTGTTGACCAGCAGCTAAGCAGCGGCGATTTTCGTGCGCGCATAGACGGGATAAGACCGCCGTCAATAGCGAGCTGCGACATGTCCCAGATTTCGTCTGCCACGATCAGATCGTTGCTTGTGCCGTGACCGACCGATGGCTTTGCGGCGCGTACCGTCCACTTGCTGCCGTCTGGCATGGTCACCGAGTTCCGACCATAAGCCTTGACACAGGATGCACCGAAGCGAGCCTCAAGCACTGGGGCTATCTCATCAAAGAGTGTGATCGCCAAGTCGAGCCTGTTTGCAGTCGTGAGAACGGTCTGCTTCTTGCCCCGTATTTTGGGCATCTCTGTGAGCCACCAGCCAACGAGACTACCTAGAGCAACGGTCTTGCCGTTCTGTCTGGCAGTAGAAACAAGACTCGTCCGATGCAGCAGCTCACCATGCTCGTCATAAGCCAGCTGACCGTCAAGCGCACGAACCTGCCAAGGCATAAGGGTTAGTCCTAGATGCTGTTCTGCCCATCCCTGCACATCAGCCCCGAACGATCCAGCATGATCCGTGACAGTCGTTTCCAGTCGAGGCCAGTCATGGCTAGTCGCCGCCAGTTCAGGCTGGTTGCCATCCGATAGAGACAAGAG